ACCATCCTTATCAACATCTAATTCTTTTTGTCCACCAACCAATTCTTCGTTTTTTTCACCCTTACCATTCCAAGCTGTATCTACTTTGTTAAAAAATGCTTTCTTTTCATCATCGTTCATATCGTTGATACCTTTACCAGCTTTTTCCAATGCTTTAGCAAAAAAAGCCTGATACTCAGACTCTTCTGTCATTACCTCTTTAACTAATTCTTTTAGTCTTTCTTTAGTTATGTTCATATTATAATGTTCTAATTTTTTCTGAAAGGTTCATTAATCTTTCTTTGATTTTATGTAAACTTTTATTTGTTCTTTTATAGTAATCATCTCTTTTAACCCCATTCTCATTCTTTATCTTGGAGTACCAATTCACAAATTTTTCTACCTCACCCAATTGTTGTTTGATAGATGTTATACCTCTACTCATTTTAGCTTTAGGAGAACCATCTTCTTTTTTAATTGCCAACCAACGATTTTCATTTAAACTAGCTTCTTCATCATCCTTTGCTAATATCATACCACTCTTATCTGCAATTTCACCAGAATCACTACAATCAGTTCCGGTTGGTTTTATTTCTAGTGGTTTTTTAGAATTAGCAGGAACATCGTTTTTTAACCAATCCTTTGCTTCTTCTAAATCATCAACCACCTCACCACCAGTTACTTTAGCTAATCTATTATTTTTCTTTGCAGTAGAGCCCGGTTTAGAAAATGCAGCAGGTGTGTTATAGCCAGCTACATTACCAGTTACAGACATTTCTTCTAATTCGTTTTCGTCTTGGATTTCTTTAACTATACCTCTAATTATTTCCTTTAGTCTATTTGACATTTACCTTTGATTTTAATTCTTTGATTAACTCATAAGAAAGCATTATAGATGAAACATTATTATCAGATACAGTTTTACCAATTTTCATTTTTTCTAAAACAGAAATAGTTTCTGACAATTTAATTGTAGTTACTTTATCTGATATTTTAGATTTAATTGCTTTTAACTCTTTCACAATTTGTGGAAGTTCTATTGCTAAATAATCTTTAAATTTAGATGTATTAGACATATTGTTAATATACTCTTTTAATAAACCTTTTTGTTTATCATCTAAATTTGTATATTTTTTATTAAAAGTTTCAACAAGAATCTTATAGGTTAGTAATCGTAGGTCTTTATCTTGTTGTTTGTAGGTTTCTATTAGTTTTGTACTATCAGAAGTAGGTTCAACTTTATTTGCAGTTGGTCTTGAAATAATATTTTCAATTAATGTAATCTTAGAATTGAATACATCTTTAATATCGTAGTTTTCTGATTTTTTAGATTCAAATACTTTATATATTGAAGCTAATACTTTATAGTTAGTTATAGGAGATGTTAAAAATTGCTCTAATTCAAATTTTGAATTAATCTCTTTAATAAGATTGTATTTTTCTTTAGATAACTTAGCTACATTCAATTTAGAATGAGCTTGAGATACAGTTTCAACAAACATTTCAGCTTTTGATTCTGAATTGTATTTTTCTTTTAATAGTAAATCATAAAGACGTAACTCCTTATTTAATTCAGTACCAGATGCAAAGAATTCCTTTACTATATGTTTTGCGTTCTCCGTTTTGTCTCCATTAAGAACTTCTAATGTTATTTGTCTTACTAATAATTCAAATAACACTCCAGTGTTCTTAACTTTGGAATGTTTTATTTTTTTCATTTATTTACCCTATAATTTAACCTACGTCCATAAACTAACACATATAAATATAAACTTTTTAATGTTTATTAAAATTTACTGTCATCTAATAGGTTTTTTTCGTCTAAAAGGTCTGATTTTTCTGATTTTTCACTTAAAATCTTCTTTTTTGCCGAAATCCCATTGAGATATTGTTGTGCTATTTTTTTATTTGATTCGTTAGTTCTAGTTTCTCTCTTTCTCTCTTTCTCATTTTCTTTATTTCCCAATGGGTCTCTACCTAATGGATGTTTATCTTTTCCATAAGTATTTCCCTCTCTTGGTCTACCACCTTTATCCACAATCTCCTGCTTCATTTTTTCAATTTCCTCCTCAACATTTTGTTGTTGTGGTGGGTTAGCCGGGTCTTGTCCTTGCTGTTCAATTGAATTATAACGGAAACGGTCTTTAAGGTCTAATACTAATTTAGCTCTTTCCATATCCATTTCATCTTCACTCATTCCAAATACATTATGGTAAACCCAATCAGTAGATAACATATTTAATCCCTTCATATCGCTTGCTAATCTAACTTTCTCACTCCAAAGATTTACTTTCTCTTGCTCATATATTGTAGAAGCGTTAGTTAAAGTAAGTTGGAAGTTTGTCATTTCTGAATCATCAATACCTTGTCCAGCCAAATGAACGATTGCAATCTTATATAATTCACTAACGATTGTTCTTTGAATTCTTTCGATTGTTCTAGCAAAACGAACATCTTGTGCTGCAAGAGTTGCTTTACCATTCACATCTTCTTCATATCCTAAAAAAGCTTTAGGTATCTTAAGTGCTGCAAATAATTTAGCTTTTAAGTAATCAATATCCTCTACTGCTGAATACTCTAATCCAGATAAGTTATCAATTGATGTTCCACTATCTCCACCTCTAACAGGTAAGAAAAAATCTTCCGTAAGGTTTTGAATATTGTATTTTAAATTGTAATCACCAGTATTCTTATCAACAAATGGAGTTTTCTTCATTTTGTTGATAATCTTTTGCATGTAGTTATCTACTTCATTAGGATTAATATTACCAATATCAATTTTGAATATTCTTTTTTCAGGAGCTCTCATAATACGATGGATTAGCATCGCATCTTCCATTAATTGTAATTGTTTCCAAACTCTACGGCCGTTCTCAATCATAGCCTTACCATATGGAAGAAAGTTTGTATCTGAAAGTAAACGGAAGTGGGCAATTTCATAGTTCTCATATTCCTTTTTACCAAATCTATCTAATTCAACCTTAAACTTAACGTAGTTTTGATTCATTGGGTCAGTACCTTCTAATCTTTCCGTATTATATACAGAATATGGAGTTACATTAATAATACCCTTTCCTTCTGCCATTTCTAATGCTAAAAAGAAATCTCCGTATTTTACAAGGTTTCTAGTCCAAGGCCAAAGGTTAAATTCTATGTTTATAATATCATAGAATAAGTTATGTAGTATTGCACTTACATTTTCGTTTGATGATTTGATTGTTAATATATCACCATACTCATTCTTTGTTGTTGATTCATCCGAATATATATCTAATGCTGATGCTATAATCGGGTCATTATCCATAGCATCATAATCTCTAAATAATTCTCTACGAACCTGATGATATGCCATTGATTGTGCACCCTGATTGGTTTCATAGTATGACCTTTGTAACTTTGTATATCTATCTCTTAGATTTACGAAGTTTGTATTCATTTGTTTTTCATCCGTATCAACAACTCTACGCTTACCATCTTTATCAACGGTAACAATAGCATTTGTTGAGAATAATTTCTTTAGTCTACCAAAAAAACTCCTATCATCTATTTCTTGTTCTGCCATAATTTATTATTAATTTCTACAAAATCCTATTTTGACATTATATGATATAAATATCGTAATTTATCAAAACACTACAACCATTGGGATAAATCTTCAAATCCATCGCCAACTCTCATTTTCCAAGGGTTATCATCTCTAAAATCACCGCCACCATATATTCCTTGAGATGCGTTTGATGTTATACCACTTACTGCTTGCTTTGTTAAATCAATACCTTCTTGTCTTAAACGAAGTGCAGTATCTCTTACCCAAAGTCCAATTGAAAATGCCATTACTAAGTCATCATTATAACCCTTCATAGCTTCAGCTCTACCATTCATATAGATAAATGTAAATAATTCATCTATCAAACGAGAAGAACGAACAACTACAGCTTTTTCTCTAAAGTAATCAGTTAATTTAGATATGATTAACGGACGGGTTTTAGAAGTGGTTGAAAAACCAGCTACCAATCCCTTATCTTCTGCTCTATACCTATTTGACATTTGATTCTCAACATCAATATATTTCAAATCCTTACTCATATAGAATAAGTTTTTATATCCTCTATCAATTACTTGCTGAATTGTTGCCCAACCAATATTTGCGTTCTCTACTACAAGCAATGCATCATTGTATTCAGTTGAAAGTGCTACTAAGAAGTTTCCAAAATCTTTTGTATCAACTTTACCTTTATATTCTGCTACTTGACTTGAATTAATTATATCAATTACATGACAAGTTGAATAGTCACCACCATCACCTCTAGCCACATCGGCCACAACCATATATGATTTAGAATAATCAGCATGCTCCCATTTCCAAAGATTTCCATCAAATCCACCCTTCTCAATTGGTTCTTGAATATATGTTTCTTTATAAAACATTAATAATTCAGGTTCAATTACAGTTTCACCAGAAGATACAAAATCGCAATCACATTCTTGTGCTGCTTTCTTTACACCTAATAATTTCTCTTGTTCATCTCTCCATTTTTGGTCCCTTTCAGGATGTACTGTCCAATGTAATCTGATTGTATTAAATGGATTTCTACTTTCTTCTGCACCAATCCAAGTTTGGTGAAACCAATTACCCACACCATTCGGAGTAGATAGTGCAATACAGCTACCACCCGTTGATAGGGTAGATTGCGCTGATACCCAAATCTCATCGATATCATCAATGAAGGCGGCCTCATCGAATATAAGAAGTGATAAGGCTTCCGAACGTCCTGCATCAGGAGAGGAAGCAATAGCCTTAATTTGAGAACCATTTTGTAAACGAAGGGAAAGTTTGTTATCTTCCATAGACCCACCCTTAAGCCATGTTGGGAGCAAATCATGCATTACTCTA